ATTACCATCAGGATTTTCTTCTTGCCATTCATCCATATCTTCTTCAACATTAGTTTCATCATAATGGATTCCTGTAGAATTACATTCAAAAATTCCAACTGGTGAATATGTTTCATCCCAATATCTTCCTGTTGCGTTTGAACTTGGTTCAAATTCCATTAATTTATCCACAATGTTTTTAATCATTTGGTCAGGATAATACCAAGCAGATTCTGTCTGAAGGGTATAGTTTTCAACATCTTCTCTACCCCAATTTCCCCCAAAATCAACCCATTTTGAACCCATAGTTTCAGTATAACTTTCAACGTTAGGTGTCCCGAATAACTCACGAAACTTCGTTACTCGTTCATTATGTTCTGTGTCTCTTAAAATTTGAATCTGACTTTCAAGCCAGCCAATACCTTCTTTATTACTATAGAAGTGGATGTCTGTTGTACAAATGTTTGCCATAATTTATCCTAGTTCTTGATTAATTTTTCTATTTGTTTCCTCCAAAGTTAATATTGTGTAGTTATTAATGTCGGTTATTAACTCATATTGGAATGGAAATACTGATGAAACATAATAACATTCAATGTTATAATCAATCGCCAACTTAATTTCTTGTTCACTAAAATAACTTATTTCACCTTCAGTAAATGGAAGACAAAACAATTTATCAATATTATTAATAACTGAACGTAAATATCCGGTTGGGTTATCATTATAATTTATTTTATTTATAATGTCCGACGACATTAATATTGAATTATCAATATTATCAAAGATTTGTTGGTGTAAATCTGTATTTAAATAATCGTTGTTTTTAAATGAAATGTATATCATAGATTAATTTGATAAAGGTGCTTTAATTGCTGGGTGTGACTGGTTTGTTAATCTCTTCCAATAAAGTATCCACTTGTAAATCTAACAAACTAACCCCGTGAAGATTTTTCATATTTAGATAATCATTTACACCAATTGTGGTTTTTGCTTTTTTTTCACCATCGGTGATTGTAATTTTGATTTGTAAATTTTCCATAATTTATATTTTTTTAATTTTAATCTTTATATCTGTAATTGTCAAATTTCTTGTTTTTACTCATAACTCTCCATCTTATTGTAACCATAGGAATACCTAATTTTTTAGAAGCATCTCCGGATGAACGATACTCAACATCATCAATTATTATTGGGATATTTTGTTCACCATTATATGTCCCTTTTCTAATTTCACTTAACTTATTTTTAGTTTCGTCAGAATGTTGTCTTCCAAAAAATGGGTTATTACTTTCACTTCTAGGTCTACATTTATTACAATGAGTATGTCCATATCCTATTCTTTTACCACATTCACAATAGACATAACTCACACCCCCTTTCCAATTTGGGTTTTGTTCCCCATTATAACTTCTTCTATTCTCCAGTGACTTTTTGATAGCGTCTAATGGTATTTTCTTCCCTTTCCAAAAACCAACTTTACCATACATTCCATTTTTTTCACCTGAAACAATTTCACTTCTTCTTTTTTTTTCATCTTCACTAATAGTGCCCCAATATTTCTTCGCCGACTTTCTCTGATATTCAACCCATTCCTCATTATAATTGATGAACTCAGATAAATCTCCACCTGTCCCACCTTCAGTTAAGTTATATCCATTTTCAATTGTTTTAAGTTCTTTAATCCAAAAAATTTCCCTTTGATTAAGTTCTTCTTTGGAATTACACTCCTCTATAATGATTTTAGAAAAATTTTCTATCCCGTATTTTTTTATCGCCGACTTAATTAATTTGCCACTCCCAAAATACTTTTCAAATGACTTTCCACTAAATTGTCCAACATAAGATTTACCATTAATGTTGTTTTTTATTTCATATATCAAAAACTTCTTCATATTGATTTACTTTAAGGTTTATCCTTTAATATAAATATCAGAAATTTTCAAAAATTAATTGGATAGTGGAATTTTTATTGTCGGGTGATACTGGTAATTAATTAATTCAAAATCACTAATTTCATAGTGGGCGATATCGTCAACTTGAGTATCCAATATTTTTACTGTTGGTAGTGGGTAAGGTTCCCTGTTTAATTGTTCTTTGACACCATCAATTTGATTGAGGTATATATGACAATCTCCCAAGTTACCAATTAATTGGTCTGGAACCATATTGACCTGTTTGGCAATCATCATCAATAGTAAAGCATATGAAGATATATTAAACGGGGTACCTAACGGAACATCTTGACTTCTGCAGTTATACATTAAAGAGATTGCTCTGGTTGGTATGTTATTACCTAATGTTTCAACCCATTTGTGAGAATACTCATCATCAGTGACAAAACCATTTACTTCAACATTAGGTAAATTTGTCTTGACCCATTCTAATCTTTCTTGAGCGCTCAACTCTCTTGTATAAACTTGAAATCCATAATGACAAGGTGGAAGCACCATTTGGTCTATTTCACCTACATTCCAAGCTGAAATCATTAGTCGTCTTGAGTCTGGATTTGTTTTAAGGTCGTTGATTAGGTTTGCGATTTGGTCTATGTATTTTTCCTCTGACCAAGTTACAGGTTTACCTTCAGTTGTGTAAATCATATACTTTTCTTCAGGTAAAACAGGTTCACTTCTCCAATGCCAACTTCTCCATTGCTTACCATACACAGGTCCTAATTCACCCCACTTCTTAGCAAACTTATCATCGGTTTTGATTTTGTTGATGAATTCTTCTTGTGATAATGGAAGAATATAAATAGGCCCTTCACCAATAGGTTTCCAATTATTCAGATAATTCTTATACGCATCACCATCCCAAATATGACAATTATTATCAACAAGGTATTTGATGTTAGTATCACCCCTTAAAAACCATAGTAATTCAGTCACCATTGTCTTCCAAGCCATCTTCTTTGTTGTAAGAAGTGGAAATCCGTTTTTCATATTATGACGGATGGTATAACCAAAGATTGATTTGGTTCCAGTTCCTGTCCTGTCTTTCTTTTCAACACCATAATCCAAAATTGTTTGGAGTAGGTCTGTGTATTGTTTGTCTAATGTATTACTCATATCGTTCCGTTTTCATACTTTTTAATCGTATCTTCCATCTGATGGAACATTTGTTTAATTCTCATTCCAAGTTCATATGGGTCAGCATGTTTAACACCTTCCAATGTTATTTTATAATTTGCTTTAAACCATTGTGGTGTTTTTGATTCTGTTTCTTGTCCCCACATTCCTTCATATTTTTTATATCCCACATCATGCATTGTAACCATACAATCAAATCTGATTTCACATACTCTTGTGGTATAAGCTTCCATTTCGGATACTGGTTTTATTTCTAAATTATCCATTTGATTCACAAGAATGATATTGTTGTTCATCTATTACTTCCTCAATATAAGGCTGATTCTCCAATTTTTCAATAACGATGTTGATTGCTTCAGGATAATGATGTCCTCTATCAGGTGTAAGATATATTGCTGTAAGTCCTAACACTTCATTATTAATATAATGTCTGTTCTTACCTTTACCATTTACTATTTCGTGGTCCATTGATACATCATTCCAATCTTCTAATACAAGTTGGTTTCCACCTTTTATTTTGTGGTGCAATCTCACAATATTGTTGTGACTAAAGTTTTTAATAAATTCTCCTAGTTTCATATTTTTTCAGATTTTCTCCAATATCTTGGTTCAAAAGCACTACCTGCAGCTGTTGCCATTTCTTCATTACTTGTTTTATTCAATACCGCAACATAACAATTACCTCTTTGAGATTCAAGTATTTTTTCAACTTCCTTCTCAGAATACAGTTGTCCTTGTTCTTGACGATACATTGATTCCAAGTTTGACACTTGTACAACCATATTCTTTTTAAATTGTTTAATTCTTCCAACGATTGAGTATGTCTCATTATTCTCATCCAATCGGGTAACTAACAGGTCATCCAAATACATATGAACCACCTCCAAATCTTCCTTCAGTGACTCAATCTTATTGTCTCTAATATCCAAGTCAGATTGTTTGATTGTTGTCTTTGGCTCAACATAGTTTTTAACTGCAGACTCAATTGATGCAGTTAAGAAATTAACTATATCAGAAGCGTAGGAATACCCATGTGATGTTGATACCTCAACTTCCCAATCACCACTTTTAATTTTTACTATTGTCATAATTTTTCATTTTTTTATTTCCCACTTCCTTGCAAACTCATCATCGGTATTAACTTTATTAATGAATTGTTCTTTTGTCAAACTCTCCACCTGTCCGGTCATTCCTGCAATTATTGCATATCTCTCATAAACCTCGTCAATAGTTCGTTCCGTTCCCATACTTTTCTCTAAATTTATCGTTAAACCTTAATTCGTGTAAAAACCAATCATAACTTGGAACATCATCATAACCTGCGAACTCATCTTTATATTTTAGATAAAGGTCAAAGGTTGATGTTTTTATTTCCACTTCCGTATCAACATCTGTTGCCAATATCCTGTCATTTAAACTCTCAATCTTTTTTAGAACATATTGTTCCAAATCTTCAGAAACTTCCAAATACTTATTTCTTAATCTGTGAAATTCATCATCATCAACATCTATAAATGATGAATAATGTTTGAAACAATAGTGGAAACCTTCTGTGTTCATTCTATAACGAACCATTTCAAAGTCCTCTAATTGGTTCTCCAATTTTTCTATTTCTGTTATCATAATTCGTAAATTAATTCATCGTATTTTTTATCGTAAGCCGCTTTCATCTCATCTGTAAATTGCTCGTATAAATTTTCCATAACCCACTCATCCATAAGGTATCCAACCTTCAAATCTTTAAGGTATGACTCACAGTAACTCCCATCAGGACTCATCTGACACATAGTTGCTTTACAACAACCATCTTCACCACAACCTGAACACACAGGACAATATGGAGAGTAGTTGTCTTCCTGAATTTTATCAATTGACTCTTTTAATTCATTGCCCAACTTTGTTTTCCATTCTTCAAAGGTAAGAGTTGAGCCAGGATTCTTTTCCAAAAAATTCCAATATTGTGTTTCAAGTGATGCCATATTAGATAGAGAATAAAGTTACAAAAAATGTAATTGTGAAAACAATAATCATAATAGCCAAACCTGTCAAATCGGTTTCGTTATTTTTTCTATTCATATTATTCAAAGACTTGTATTTTAGTTTCAACTTCCTTTAGTTCAGTCCAATTACCTAAGTATGTAACTGCTCTCACCTTACGATTATCAATCCAAATGTATTCCTGACCATCTTTAATTCTTGGTTTATCCATAACCAGCCCGTGATACTTAAATCCATTATCTTTTAACCAAGTTTCAGTAACATTTCTATCCTTACTTTCACGTGCAGTGAAAAATGTTATCACATTTCCCTCGTCATACCACTTATTAATTATCCTTAATGCATCAGGATAACACTTTGCCGTTGGGTATAAATGTGACTCCTCATTTTTTATGTCATCACATATTGTTCCATCAATATCAATTAAAAAAACTCTATTCATCGTATTATATTTATTTCAGATTCAGTTTCAATAATCACACGAGCGCCACAAGACAATAACGTTTTATCGTTACCACCATACACAACACGACTAGGTCCCAAGATTTCAACCTCAGAACAATACGTGTTTTTTCTACCCTCTTTAATGGTAATGACTGGGTCCAAAGAATTGTTCTTCTTGTTGGACCTTATCTTGTGTTGATTGACGTGGATATACTTCTTCACGTCACAAAGATAGTTAAGAATTAACGAGCAATCAAATAAATGAATAATAAATTAACAATACCCGAACCAATTGCAACACCTCTCCATTTCTTTTTTCTATCAGTTTGGATTTCAAGTTTCTCTTTTGTCTTAGCATGTTCAATAAGTTCGTTATTATACTTCTCTTTCAATCTGTTAGCCTCAGATTCCATATCAGTAAATAACTTATTCATATCAGCATTTGCCTTCTGTTCAGCCTTTAACTGATTATCACAATTATCTTTATAGATATAAAGCTGCTCAATCTCTTTCTTTTGAGCCTTTTCAGTTTTGATAATAGTCAATAATAACAACTCTTGTTGTTTGTTGAAGAACACACCTGTGTCACCTTCATATACGATTCTATGGGGCTTCAAAACTTGACCAAACGCTGTCACGTTGAACAAGATTAAGCTTACCAAGATTACTAATTTCTTGAGCATTTTGTTCCTTAATGTATTTTATTTTGGTGATAACTTCACCTTGTTTATTATCATAAGCAATTCTCAAGTCAGTCATTTGTTTGTTCAAACTATCAACCTGTGAACGAAGAGCATTTATCTTTGCTCCGTCTTCAATAGTTACGGTAATTGGTTCCCTATTCATTAGGACACCAACATATATTCCCATAACAATTACAATAACTCCTAATAGGATTTGTGACCAGTATTTTTTTAAGACATCTTTCATTTTCCAATAACAATATCATTATAATTTAATGTATCCATACCTTTAACGTCGTCTTGAACTTCGTCATATAAATAAGTTTTTACAACCGATATTACACTTTGTTCACACTGAGCAATTTTAGATTCCATCCAATCTTCCAACTGGTCGTCATCTGACATTTGTTCCCACATCTTATAAGCCAATGTTGCAATCGTAAATAATTGTTGTTTTGTCATATAACTACCATCCTTATCCTCTTTGATTGGTTTTGTATTTTTTGAGTCCATCAACATTTTTAGCTGCTCCTCAGATATTACAATATTCGCCATAGTTTTTATTTGATAAATATCCCTGAAAATAAAAAAAAGGGGAATTACTTCCCCTTTTGAGCCCGACTTGGATAAGTCGCCCACCACTTGGTTTTTCTAAACCAAGAAACTAAACCTGTGTTTCCATTTTTGATTTGGTAATAATCATGTCTGAAACTGTAAAATATTCAGTGTTTGTTAATACAATAGAATCTTTTAAAAAACGATAAGGAATGTTAACCAACCAATCAGTCCCATTAAAGAAGGTTAAGTCATTACTCAAACTCAAACATCCGTTAATCATTTTTAAGAATAATTTAAACTGCGTTTGGTCAATGAATGTTTCGTTCAATAAGGTCCCAAACTTTTCGTTTTCTATTCTAACTGTATATTTATTATTATTCATAGGACAAAAGTAATATAAAAAAATCATTTGCACAAGAAAAAAGAGAATATTTATTTAAGATGCCAATTTATCCGAAAATATTAGATAGAATCCAAAGCGTGATGGAGCAATATAACTACCCATCAAAAGAATTTGTCAGAAGAATGATGAGTTTAGAGTTCACTAAACAAAATTTTATAAACTTTGCTGAAGAAAATAATCTACTATCCGAAATATTTGAAAAACCAATAATGGTATCCATTGACGGATTAGAGGACTCATTCATTGAAATTAAAGTCACAAGTTATAGTATAACTGAAACTAAGAATGATAAATTTCTTTTATGTTATGATTTTGAAATTTTAAATTCATCTATAGTTGTTGGCAATTCAAAACCATTACCAATTTTTGAATTTATGAAATCATCTCAAAGTGATTTTGTAAAAGAACATGTGAAGACATTATTCGTTGAATCTCTTAAAGAAAAAATGAAAGACGAATATTATCTACCTTTTATTTTTTCACCTGATGTAATAATTGATTAATAAATATTAATGATATGTGTAAATTAACTGATACCGATGTGACCTTAAAAAACCTTGTAGTACCTGTTTTTGAAAACGGTACAGTTAAAGAAGTTAAATGTGATTTTCACATAACTCGTTCAAGATATTATCTTTCAGATGAATATGATAATAAAGATACCTTATCAATTCATGGAGAATTAAAAACAGAACAAAAAGAAATTTCTAAATGTGAAAATTTCAGACATTCTCTGAAACATAAGTTAATTGACAAACTTGGTCTTAATGAATTTAGAATATTTGATGTTGACCAAGTTGATTTGAATCTTTAATATAGCCTGAGATTATAGCTTTATTTTGAGAACCTTTTGAAGGATTATTGTTTCCCTTCGTATCCACTTCCTTTTGAGAAGTATTTCTCAGTGACGGTCTTTTAAGTATACCACTCTTTGAGGTTTGAATTACTCTATCAGTACTCAACTCTTTCCGAGGTTGCCACCCCAGTTCGTCCTTGCGGGACTAAAGGTCTTTCGTAACAATACACTTTGACTTGGGGTCTCCGTGTGCAATGAACGGCTCATTACTATGTAGTCACCTTTCACTCAAACCTGATGGACACTTTTCCTTAATGTATTTTTAATTAATTGGATAATTTAAATTCCATTTAGTTTTGTGTCGTAGATGTGTCAGAGTAGTGGTCCACCTTAAGCTCCGTTTCCTTTTGAGAAACGAAATACTAAACTACTCCGTGAAGTGTCCCCACCTCCATATTCCAAGATTACTTCATAAAGAGACCTTGGTAGGTCTTCCTTAGGGATAGTAGCGACACCACTCGTTCTCTATCTTACCTTTCGGTTTTAAGTCCTCTATCATATTGGGACCCGCAATAGTGTAACTGGATGGTCACATTTCTTACAGAGTTCCTATGGGTTATTCTTATTACTCTTCCGAGTTCAACCTGACAATCTACTTTGCCAGGTCACCCCACCATTTTCCCTACGAAGTTATCCTCGGTACTTACGGTGTTGTGATATCCCACTTGTGTACTTGAGTTCAATTCACCTTTCGGTGTTTCAAACCGCAATCTCCTCAACACGGGGGAGACCACTTTATCCTACTTTCGTAGTTTATTTAAGGACCATACACGGCCCATTATCGTTTATCAGTTATCATCATCCCGAAGGATTACTTTCACTGAATGGATAATCTATTTTTTCAAAGAACGAATCGGACATTTCCGAATTGTTTTACAAATTTACGACATTTATTTCTATTTGTCAAGTTATTTGTTAACTTTTTTTGAGATTTGGAAACTTTCATCGTTTTACCACTTTGTGAACCTTAATCTCAAATTCTTTACAAACTTACAACATCTTTTTCAATTTGTCAAACTTTTTGTAAAGTTTTTTTTCTTTTTGACTACCGAGTATCTTTCATTCCCTATGAGTGTCAAATCTTTTACAAACTTACGGCAAATATTTGGTAGTGTCAAATAAATATCTGAAAATTATTGAAGTTTCTTTAAAATTGCTTCTTTTATTGAATCTGACATGTATAATCCCTCAATTTGTTCCTTAGTCATATACCCACATTCAGTATGCTCGTGTCCATCCATTGCCAACTCAAGGTTTGGAATTAACTCATCATTTGTTTCATACATAAACAAATAAAGAATACTTTTTAATCCTCCTTGTTTATTATACCGATTAATATACCCCAAAGATTGCAACCCTCCTTCAATTTCTACCCCCATCTCCTCATGGAATTCTCTGTAAGCAGCATCTTCAGGTCTCTCCCCTTCTTCAATTCCACCCATAGGTATTGCCCATTTTCCGCCTTCAGAATTTTCAGTGGACCTCTGGCATACAAGGATTCTGTTATTACATTTTACAATAATTCCTGACGATTGTTTCATACTTGATATTTATTATTAAATATGGTTATTAAAATTAAAGATTACAAAATTAAAGCAATTCCATCTGAGAATAATTCAGAAGGTATGATGGGTAAGAAATTTGACTCCAATTATCTTGGAATGTTGTTTTATCTAAACCCAGGTCCTCAATCATTTTGGATGAAGGGATGTATCATACCTTTAGATATTATCTTTATTTCAGATAATAAAATTACGGAAATTGCTCGGGATTGTCAACCTTGTTATACTGAAGAATGTAAACATTTTCAATGTGATAACGCCGATATGGTTTTAGAAGTTCCTGGTGGGTTATGTGATACTTGGGGTATTACAGAAGGTGACTCAATCAAAATAGATTAAGTCCATAGTTTCTTTCTACCTTCTTCGTTTGGTGCTAACACATATTCTTTAGGGTCCAAATGGTTTCCGTCTTTATAAAGTTCAAAGTGTAGGTGAGCACCACTACTTGAACCTCTTCCAACGTCATCACTATCTCCGCCACTAATACCTATCACATCACCTTTCTTAACCTTATCTCCCTTCTTAACTTTAAGTTCTTTAATATGACAATATCTAGTTTTAGTTTCATGTCCATCTATCTCACCATGTTCAATGGCAATTGTTCCACCACAAGCATTGTCTCTAATTTCAGAATCAGTTACTGTCCCATCTAAAGGAGCCAGTACTTCAGTTCCAGAACTTGCAGCCAAATCAATTCCCGCATGACTTCTCTTTCCACCATCTCTTGGTTTTCCATACGTGCAACCATTACATAATCTATCCTTATATTCACTCAAAGGAAATCCTAAAACATTTGATTCACCTGAGATTTCTTCATCAGAAACTCCCATTAATTTTGATTTTATTTTTTTAAGGAACTCTCTACCCTTTGGGGATGCTAGTTTTCCAATCCCGAAAATAATCAATAATAACTTAAATAGATTTTCACCTTGTAGTTTTTGTTTATCAAGCTTATCTAAATCAACATCTTCAAAATCAGGTTCTTTTTTTGTATCTTGGGTATCTCCTGAGGTAATGTCAGGAATAGTAGTTTGTTCTTTTAATATTTTTTTTTTAACTCTATCAATGATACTCTCTTCTAAATTTTTACCTGCTTTTGATTCATCAATTTTATTTTTAAGAACCTTAACAAATTCTTTTTGTAACATTTTTAAGAACTTAATGTAAGGTGAATCTTCACTTTCAGAATTATATCTATAACCTCCTGATGGTGGTCTATTACTTCTACCTAAGAAATTAAGACCTGATATATTCGTAATACATTTGTGTCCACCAGAGTTTGCTTGTATTAAATCCCAAGCCGGTACTGTAATCCTATCTAATACCTCTAATTCTTTTTCAGATAACTTTGAGAATGGTTTCTCCATTAAATCAAAAATGATATCCAAGAACTTTTCACCATTTTCCATTACACTGTACTTCTCACTGTATAACGCCAAGAAATCTTTATATGTAAATCCTACAGATTGGTCTCCAAAATCTTTTGAAGATTCTGAAATCCATTTAATAGTTGATAACTTAACATCTCTTTCCTTCAACTGTCCTTCCCATTTACTTAATACTTCTTGAGCAATCTCACCAAGATTAACACCTTTAAGTTCTCTTTCTTTCTTGAAAGGATTACAAGATGCTTGTAATAAACCTAATGGCCAAGCGATTACCAAGAAATCAGCTTCAGGATTATTTCTGAATGGAGTATATCTATCGTATGAACCTGGTTTCATCATATTACCACCACCATACTGAACTAATATTGGTCCATCCACCTGAACGTTAGGAGAATTCTTCATAGACGTAACATACATCTCCTTATTCTTTTCAAGAGTTTCTCTACCAGGAAATCCCCTTTCTTTAACTACCTGACTAATCTTTTGATATATTGACATAAGTGATGGTTTACATTCCATCACAAGTGTGTCCAAGAATTGTGGTTTGTTCTTAAACGCCAATAACATTTTATTTGTAACCAATCCTAAAACTAATTTGTTATTCGCCAATCCTTTATCCTTATCAAAGTCAAAGATATAGTTCATAACCATTTCAGGTGTTACTTCATTTCTAGCATAATCGGCACTATCCACCATTGAGATAATCTTAACGTCTTCTGGTGGGAATATTTCAGCAGTTGGGATAATTTGGGAAAGAGTTTCAACGTTTGACCTTGCATGTCTGAATGATGTTGAGGTATCTTTCTCAACACCAGCTTGTCTGTCGTGGTGGTCAGTCATAATGTGAAACATTGGTTTTCCGTGAGCAAAATCCACCAATACATTCATTAGATTGATTGCCGGGTCCGACTTTTCAACCGAATATTCTTTATCACCATATTGTATTCCTTCACATCCGATGACTTTAAATCCCTTATCTTCAAGGTATTTTTTCATAGCCAAAGCTGAAGTAACACCATCTAAATCTATATGGTAAAATATTTTTGCGTTTTTAAAATCTTTCTTTAATTGGTTGATATTCCTAATACCACCCTCAGACAATATTTCTTTCATATATTATAAATATCATTCTTTCCAGAAAACCTGAACCAAGATGATAAGTAGTGACAAGAATAAACAAATTGATGTTTTTGTGGTTATTTGTTCGTTAAACCAAGTATACGCCATAATCGCATACACTGTGGTTCCAATTGAAAATCCTATAATCCTACTTGGCCACATAGTATTATCATAATACTTTATTAATAAATGTATACCAAGCATAAAGATTGCAGATATAGGAATACCCAACAATACTCCAAACCATAAATTACTTTTAAGCCAAGGGAACTTATAGTGTCCTTGCATTTGAATAAATGCTAAGAACTGACCAATAATCACCAATATTATACCAAAAAAAAGGTTCATCATGTAAATGATAAACCTTTCAAATTAAAATATCAAATAATATTATTTAAGTGTCAGTAAGTATTTTAACTTATTAATCTGTGACAACATTTCATCTCTTAAATTTAATAAATCAGAATCCTCTTTAGGATTATAAACTTCTGTCAGGGAAACTAAAAATTCACAAGTTTGTGAAATAAATGTATCTAATTCCATTTCTGATATGTCTTCACCTGTAATTTGATACCCACCTGAAAAAGATGGTCTTCCGTGTTTTCCCATACAAACCTCAACGAACTCATCAATAAGTTCCCCCAAACTATCATATACCTTACCAAAAGCTTTATGACCTGAAAGTGAGTCAGTTTGCCAATGTAACATTTTAAATTGGGTTTGTATTTGAACTAATAATATAACTATTTCTGAATTTTCCATAACAATAAATATATGGTAAAATGAAAAACGGAGGTTATTGACCCCCGTTTTCAAATTGTAATTTCTGTTGTTTTTTTTGGTCAACAAAACCTTGTATTCGTTCTTTAGCGATATTAGCATAATTTTCAGAAAGTTCAATACCAATCCATCTTCTATCCAAAATTTCTGCCGCCACACAACTTGTTCCACTACCATTAAATGGGTCCAACACAACATCATTCTTATATGACAATATCTTAATTGCTTTGGTTGGAATATCCATACTGAAAGTTGCCTTGGTCATTGGTCTTGAGTCATTCAAATACTTCCATTGCCCAAATACCAATTCCATAAAATCTTTCTTATCTTGTTCCTGATAAACAATCTTGGTTTTACCCTCTTCAGTCACGGTTGGTTCACCTTTCCATTGTGGTTCACCCTTAACTTTCTTGATGTGGTGTTTCTTATAAGCAAGAACCATACATTCCTTTGGGTTATAGATATACGGACTTGATGGACTCATCCAACTACCCCAAGCGGTTGTCTTACTTCTATGGGGACTATCTTCTTCCAAGTCAACGATACCAAAGAACTTAAACCCAATCTCCTTCATAACCTGATAAACTTCGGATACAAAGAAAATCCTTCCACCTTTAGCTTGTCGGTTAATCTCATATGGAATGTTCAAAGCAATTCTTCCATCATCTTTTAGAACTTTATAGGCCTCAGTCATCCATTTACGAGTAAACTCCAAATACTCATTTATCTCCATATCATCATCATGGACATCATAAGCGATGTTTACTCCATAAGGGGGTGATGTTACAATCAAATCCACCACCCCCTCCGGCATTTCCTTCATTACTTCAATACAGTCTCCGTTGATTACGGTATTAATTACTTTTTCAAATTCCATTATTTTCTTTTTTCAAACATATGTTTAGTTGCGAGAAAGGAAATAAACATTCCCACCCATATCCCGCATAGGGTACATCCAAGAGCCAACATTATTCTTGTTCAATAATAATGTTACCACTCACCTCAACCAACTTACCAGTCTCACGGTTTGTGAAGTAATAACCATCACTATGTTCCTCACTGATAACTTTACCTGTTGAGTGGTAAGTGATTACAGTGTCAGGTCCCAATACCTTAACGGTAAAGGTATCACCATATCCACCCATCTTACTCATTGTCGCGTCTGTACAAGACACCATTGTTGCCATAATTGTTAGTAATGTGAATAACATCACCACATAAAAATTTGATTTTCTCATATTATTTTTCTTTTTCTTTATTTTCTTGTTCCAACCAATTATAAAAATCTTCTGCGTTGTCATAAATCCCACCCTGAAATTTAATCTTTCGGGCTTCAATTGCCATCATTAAAGCAAATTGTCTGTTAGTTAATCCGTTCATAGTATATCTAATTGTTTAGTTTCCAAATCTATTGTTATCTCAAAAGGTTTTTGAGTGTAACGATATCTTTCATCCAACACCGATGCGTTGAAGAAATGTGTTCCGTTCTTCTCAACATACCCATATCCTGTATGAATGTGACCACAAAGATGAAGCAAAGGATTCAAAGTTTCAAATCTTTTTGCTAACAATTCACATCCAAGATTCACATCACGACGATTAACAACAGTATCCAAAATGCCCCAAGCCGGTCCGTGAGTTAACAAGATATCAGTATCATCAGGAATTGCGTTCCACTTCTCTTCAAGTTCCTTTCCGTTTCGTGGTAGGTTGAAAGCCCAATCGTAGAACTCAGGTTGCCAAGGACTACCATAAATCTTCAATCCTTCAAACTCAACAAAGTCATCAATCAAACAACGAACACCTTTATCGTGGAACTGGTTAATCATCTTCCAAGCGTCCCAAGGTTTATTCTCAATCAATCGGTCATGGTTTCCAGGGATAAACACCTTCATCTTATATGGTAATTCACTGAACCATTGTAAAAACTCGTATAAATCTTCAGGGTCATAACCTGAATTCATAATGTCACCACTATGTAAAATCAAGTCACCTCCATTCACCATAACATTCATATGTTTGGTGTGGGTATCTGATAATAATGTTACATTAATCTTCATAATCGTCCGGCATTTCGGTGATAACATTGTCGTTCCACCATTTAGCAAATTTACTACTTTTAAACTTACCTGCCAAATATTCTCCGATAATTAATAAAATAATTGAGAAAAAAACAATCACAAAACAAATGAAGAAAAATACTTTAATGAAGAAGAACATATCTTATCGGTATTTGTTATAAAGTTTATCAATCATCTCAAGTTCCTCTTCGGTCATTGAATAATACTTTGAAGATATGGTATACAGTTTACCAACAAATTCCTCCTCCATTTTACCTATCTTATCATCATAACCAGGAAGGAGTGGGTGTTTGGCTAAATGTCCATCTTCAATCAAAGCATTAATTATTTCTTTGATTTCTCTATTTGAACATTCTGATAAAAAATCGTCAACATCAATATCTAAATCAACATCAACATTGTAAGCTGTGAAATTTGGCATAGTTTTAATTATTTATTGTATAATACGCTGTTACTTTTCTTGGGACACCAGGATACATCAAGTCAATTTGTTTATGTAACTCTTCATCCTGTGTGTCTCTATTAAAATTACTGTTGATTCCAAAATCAAGAATATCAAAATGTTGGTCAACCTTTTCAATAATCTCAATACGTTGGTCAATTGTTAATTCAACATCAATTGATATTCTACTAATCATACTGTGTGAGGTATTTGAGTTCTTACACAAGTTTGTGGTTTAGCTTCGTTCATCAAGAAGTTATTGATATAACCCATAATGTTTGCAGAACCAATTGGATTAGCAGAATGAGTCAAAACGATTGGGAACATGATTGGTTCTTTCTTCTTGTCAAAGTAATTCATCTCCAACCTTTCAGGATATTGAGAATAGAACTCATCAACCAAGAACTTAGCCGCATCATATCCAGTCTTCTCATTAATGTTGTTATAATCCAATTTGAAGTTAGGTGATACGTTGGTGTGATACTCATTCATTGCACTATCACCCAAGTCGTGGTCCAAAGATATGGTCCCAATGTTCTTAATACCAACTTTCTGAACCAAATCAACAAACTCCCCATAGTTTCTGACAACCATCCAATCTTTGTCTCTTGGTGTTCTCACATCATCTAAATATATTTTCATATTATTCTCCTTTTATTCCGTTATATGCATCATTCAATCTTTCTCTAACAATGGTGTGTGTCCAAATTTCAAATAAGAAAAAAAACGTCCACCACTCATAACTGATAATCTCACTCATCTTGTGTCCTGTAAACAAAGATACAAGTAATGTTATGATGAAATAGATTGGTAATAAAATGTAGGCCACCAACCAAACCCAACTAATAAATTTTTTCATAGGTTATATTTTTTACAAAGATAATTCAAATCACACTAAAAACCAAATAAAATCGTTTTGAGTATGAAAAAGATTATAAACACAATCCCCAGAACAAACGCTGCACCTATAAAAGTGTTGAGTAGTTCCTCAATTTCTTCACCAATAGTTTTAGCACCCTTCCCCTTTCTTCCTTCGTTAAACCTTGATAAACAGGTAACGATTAAACAATAATGTAGATATGTTAGCATGGGACAAAGATAATCAAAAATTTCAATAAAACAAAAAAGGTGGAAAACTTCCACCTTTTGTTAGTACCCCCGACAGGATTCAAACCTGTGACCCCAAAATTAGAAGTTTTGTGCTCTATTCAACTGAGCTACGAGGGCAGATTGGTAGTCGGAGCGGGAATCGAACCCGCACGGACACAATGTCCACAAGATTTTCTTACTACTATAGCTTTCGCTACCCTTTCGGTTTGTAGTCTGGACTATACCTTAACCATATCATTTCTGATTTAGGTTCTCCGTGTCTAGTCTCTACACCTTCCCTTTCGGGCTTGGCTCGGGGTTCCCAGATTAAAGGGTTCACCGAATTTACGGAGTTCTACTTAGAGAGTTTCCCCTCTAGCACTCAAATAGTTAAAGTCTTGCATGTCTACCTATTTCATCATCCGACCATTAAATAAAGAACGTTTTGTGCGCCTGCTTGGGTTCGAACCAAGGACCTACTGATTATGAGTCAGTTGCTACTAACCAGCTGAGCTACAGGCGCTTCCCTCAAATCCTTTACAAATATATAACATATATTTTTGTAAATCAAATTTTTCTTTGTTAAAATAAAAAATCCCTTCGTCTTGAAGGGATTTTAAGGTAATCCCTTATTTAGAATAAGTTCTCAAACAGTGTGCTGTCCAAGCAGCTGCTCCAAGGAAGATTGGTACTAAGATACCCGCTCCGCCAAACATTGCGATATGAACCGCAACTGCTCCTGACATAACTGATGAAAGGACCAATGCCCCATAAACAGATGTTCTTGGAATACAAAGTGCGATTACACCGGCGACTTCCATTACTCCAACAAGAGCCATGTAAGGTAACATGTTCATTGCAGTAAAGTTAGTGGTCATGGCCTCACTTCCCATAATCTTTGACAATCCGCCAATTCCGAGCATAAAGGTTACAATTACTGTAAGTAACCAACCTAAATTTTTAAGTGTTAAATAATTTTTCATATGACAAGTATAGGTTATTAACTCTATAATGTCAATTGATTTTTAATTGAAGGGTATTCTCAACACAACTTTCAATGAAAGTGGAATTTTCTCGGTCTTTGTGACCCTCATTTGGAGGGTATTCTCAACTCCATTGGTCCGTCGGTTTCTATCGTTGATGCCATTCTCAACCCACTCACCAATAACTTCTTTAGAATCAGACTCTTGTAAAGAAAAGAATAAAGAAATTTCTTTAATCAAACCATAATTAATATAACACCGACCATCTGATTTATCATATCTTATTTTAGCATATTCATCATCTTCTGACTTAACAAAATATATTTTGTCACCTTTATCAATCTGAATGAATTTCTTCATGTCAAGTTTGCGAAATGTTGCCACCATTTTCGCTTGAGATTCTGTGATTAGATATTTCATATAATATAAATATGTTATTTGAAGGGACTCTCAACAGATGCCATCCACATCTTTGCGAACTTTGCGGTGGTTGTGACCTTCGTTTGGAGGGTATACTCAACCCACCTTCCGATAAATTCTTTAGAATCAGATTCTTCTAAAGAAAACCAAGAAGAAATTTCGTTAATTAAATTAAAATTAATAAGACACCATCCATCATCTTTGTTATATCTAATTTGAGCATACTTATCATTCTCTGATTTGACAAAATAAATTTTGTTATCCCTTTCAATCTGAATGAATTTCTTCATGTCAAGTTTGCGAAATGTTGCTGCCATTTTCGCTTGAGATTCTGTGATTAGATATTTCATATTAAAAAGACTTGGTAACCCTGAACATATAAATCCCTCGTTCTTTATTGAACGGTTCAAAACTCAACCTAACATTACTATTTTCAAGTGGGATATTAACAAACACAGGTTGAATTGGGAATTTCCATCCTTCTGCGCTTATATGAAATGCATTAATTCCAACATTACTTTTGTTTAACTTTCCCAAGAAATCTTCAGGAGTTTCTTCTTTTTTAAAATCAACTTTGAATTTTCTAAAGTGATTAATAACATCTTCATCAACTTTCAATATGGAGTTTTTTGGAATTACAGGTCCTCTATCTGTTTGTTCCTCAATAACTCGTTTAACAATCTTAACCAAGTCTGATTCTGTTAATTTAATTATTTTTGACATATTCTATTATCCAAATCGTTTATTAAAAAGTTCACTTTCGTAATCATCGTCATCATCATTTTCAGGCTCTTCTTTTTTGGGTCTAATTGCATTTTCATATCCCAATGTTTCAAATGGGACTTTTTTCCCTTCTTTTGCCGAATAATAATATTCATACATCATATTAAGTAATCTGGTTTCGCCAACAATTCTTAATAATTTTGTATTGACAATGATACTTCTATTTAATACCAACTTTTTCATACTTGGTTTATTTAAGTATCTTTCATAAATGCTATCAGATACAATTTCAATAACCTGATTCTTTGGTATTCCGTCCTCAATCAATACCGTTTGGTCTTTATAAACAATGGTATTAACATCGGGCATCTTCATTAACTTTCTATATACCTCTTGAACATCGCTGGTAGCATTTTCTTCTGACTGAATAAACTTAACCGTATTCAAAAGTTTTCTATAAATCTTAACTCCTATATTATATCCCAAGAATGACTTTGGTAATCCTTTTGGGAAGTGAGTTCTATTTCTTGGATAATCAAGGTATAGGTAGATATAAATTGGTTCAACAAATTTTGTGAAATCTTCATAAAGTTGAGCAACCTTTGTCTCCTCTTTTAATCCAACGAAATATTGGGACTCCAATAAGTTACCATACAAATTCCTCAATTCTTCCATTTTTTTCTCAAGTTTCTTTGGAAATACCACATAAAAGAAATTTTGCCATTCTTGTAACTCAATATCCTCCCATTTAAGATTTGTTAATCCATCAACAATTTGAGCATATAACTTGTTAATCTTCTGAACATCCTTTTTGGACTCTTCTTTAAGTTTTGAAGCTTTCTCTTTTTTCTTTAAAGATTTAACAAGATAGTTCTTTGGTTGGGATGCTTTTATCTTCCCAATGTCAATACCCATCTCTTTAACCTCAGCTTCCTCTCTTAAAATTTGTTGGATTAAACCTCTCATACTGAATAAATATTTCAGTTTTTGTCTTTTTTCAATTTGATTTTGTGGTTTCAGGTATTTGATGTATATTCGTTTAAATAAAATATTTATTGATAAGATGAAAAAAGAAATTATCACTGAAACTCGTAGAATCCAAGAGATTATGGGAGTTAATATTAAAAAAATGATTAGTGAATCAATTGAGATAAACGAACCCAATTTAACTGATGAACAAAAATCAAAGATTGATTTCTTCATAACTGAATTGGAGAAGGAATGTGCCGAGAATAATATTGAATTGTTCCTTCCTAATACCCCTGGTGTTCAATATCCAGGTATGGATACTCAAACAAATGGGTATTTTGATTCAGGTAACCGAGTTCTTGCTTGTGCAACAGGGAAAGAACTAAATAAATGGTTACTCATCTTATTACACGAAGCGTCCCATATGGACCAATTTCTTGAAGGGGACCCATTATTTAATGAATCATTAGGTTTGGAGGAAACTTTCAAATGGATTGAAGGTTCAGATGATGTTGATTTTAATCTCGTTGATGAAGAAATCAAACAAAGCATTGCAGTTGAGGTGGATTGTGAAAAACGAACCGTTGCGAAGATTAAAAAATATGGTTTGGACTTTGTTGTAAGTGTTGATGAATACACCCAAAAGTCAAACGCTTACGCATTGTTCTATCTATGGATGAGACAAAAAAGAAGTTGGTATAAGATTGGTTTTGAACCATACAATATTGAGTCAGTTTACACAAAGATGCCAAAGACATTTGATATTGATTACTCAAATTTAAGTGACGAGCTCATTGACGCCTTTAACCATCTACACCTATTATCAACTCAATAGTAATAAAAAACCCCATCCTTATGGGTGGGGCTTTAAGTGAAACCTTGTTATTTATTTTTAGAACTTTGTTCCGCAGTGTGGACAGAATTTATGGTTATCTTTCTTCCTCTTACTTCCACAATTGGTGCAGTAAAGAACATTCACCTCACTTGCATCAACTGGTTTTTCTGACATTGGCATTAATCTCCAAGTTGAGTATGATGATGGGTAAGAATTAAAATCCATATTCACTGATGTAAATTCCTGATTTGAACTTCCACCTTTTTCAACACGACCTGTTTCTTTAAACCTGTTAGTTAATAATGACTTCCCTAAATTTTGAGAAGTATTATAATCAACATTATTATTTAAGTTATAAGATGCGTTTGTGGTATAAAGATTATTACCTGAACTTGTGGTGGTGTTATAATTATATAATTTGAAATCTGTGGTAATGTCCCTACTATTACCATAGTTACGAATACCATAATATCCATAATCACCATGTTCATTTGTGAAAGTTATACTTCCACCGTAACGATTCTCCTCATAGAACTCAACCTCAACAACTCCGTTGTTTTTGATTGCTTCCTGCACCTCTTTGGATTTGGCATTAACCTCATAGGTTTCAAACTTGAACTTTCTCGCCTCATCCAAATACCTTTCAAGGAAAACCCTTTGACCTGGTTTTAATACAACTCCACCACCACCGATGTAGTTTCCGTTAATTTTAAGTTTTGCTAAAACTGAATTTTGTTGAGGGTTGAAGATTTCAACTTCAAATTCATCCCCGTCTTTTAGATAAACGACACTTCCATTTTGTTTTAGTCGTTGTTTCCCTACCGTAATGAACGCAGCAGGGTTCTTTTTAAATGATTTGTAATACATTTTTTACCTTATTTTATTGTTTATGTTTATTGAACCCCACTTTGTTGGTATTTCTCCAACTCAACTGTCTCAAAGGACAGGTGGACCTCAGCAACAAGGTTTCATTAATAATTATAAGGTAATTTGTTTTTGTGTAAAGATTAATTGTAGGGTATTCTCAACCCACTTACATCCAAATTTCTGTAGATGGAGTGGTGTATTCAACCATTATTTGTAGGGTATTCTCAACCCATCTACCAATAACTTCCTTAGAATCAGAGCTTTGTAAAGAAAAGAAAGACGAAATTTCTTCAATCAAACCAATATAAATAAAACATTCACCATCATCTTCATCATATCTAATCTGAGCGTATTCATCGTCATCTGAATTAACAAAATATATTTTGTCACCTTTATCAATCTGAATGAAGTCCTGATGATTAAGATACTTAAAAATTACTTTATCAATTTGTGATTCGGTGATTAGGTATTTCATATTGTTATAATCTTAAATAAATTAAATACCCAATCTATCTCTGAGTTCATCATTTATCATTTCGTAAGCCGTTTCTTTCATCCGTTCTGCAATTTCTTCATCCACACTATCAAAAAAATTATTTGTAGCTATCATATCTACATCTATAGTATTAATAATTCGTTCCAAATTCTCAGAAGTAAACGCCATCTGTTTCTTATGCATATAACTGCCGATACCTGATTTAACATCATAGAAGAAATCAACATTACTTACTTCAATATCACCATTACCATAATACGGTGGGATATTTCTGGAAAGGTCACCAAGGATATTATCAAGTTCATCAGGGTCAACATCTTCATAATCATACTCCCATCCACCATCCATTAAAGTTTCACTCCAAATACTCTTCCAAAGTTTATTAGGATTAAAATCTTTTAAATACATTGCCTCAAGTTCATCCTGATGGTTATCAATCCAAGTATAAATTAATTTATCAATGAGTTTCCTTTCTCTATCTGGGTCCACAATATTTCTTTCATTATGGATTGATTTTAACTTTTCAATAATCTCGTCATACTTTGGGTGTTGCTTTGGGTATGATTTATCGCTTAATTCAACCCTACAGTTGTTTAATGCGTCACACCAATCTTGTCCATCATCGGGTTTAATATGATGTGAATACTTATAACCTGGGTCAGTATTTGGTTTATTCTTAAAAATCCAAATGAACTCAGTTCCTGTTCTATTATATCTTTCCCAATTCACAGGTGTGTCTCTACCGGCAGTGCACCACTTGGTCCCCGCACCATACTTACAACTTGCCTCCCAAGTATTGGCCTGAATAATTAACAAGTCCTTATCCTCATATACCTTTGTAGCATCTTTTTCTTTCCTGTCACCAATAACCTTATCCAAATCTTTCTTTAACTGTTCATATGAAGAATATTTTGCAAAATCCCTCATAGGTAATGACCTTTGGAATTTTAACACGTCATCCATAATGGACATTGCCATTTCAGGATTTCCACTTTTTTTATTAGCCCAAGATGTATATAATTTTTTTGATTGTTCTGATTGTTCGTTTATAACTCTTTTAACAATCTTAACCAAATCTGATTCAGTTAATTTAACTATCTTCTTCATATGTAATAAATATATTACAAAAACAAAACCCCTCACTTGGAGGGGTTTATATTATTACTTTACAATCTTCGTGGTGTAGAGCTTACCTGAGTCATCATTAATCATAATCACATAGGTCCCCTGACTTAGATTTTCAGAATCAATTTCCATCATATTTGCTATGTATTTGTTTTGATAAACACATCTTCCGTCAACTGACATAATCTTAATGTTTCCGTTATTAGATGGTGTTGATACGTTAATCATACCTGATACAGGATTTGGCCATACCTTAACATTGTTGGTCATTGTTTCTTCAACACCAACAGTGTAACTATCAACAACATTCAACACCCACTCGGTCATTATACCACCAGGATACCATCCCATAGAATCAATTGTAAATGTTAAACAAGTGTCAGCAACACATCCGTCAATAGAATATCCTCCAACACATATTTGATATGTTCCAACACCTCCATAAGTTGTTGTTGGGTATGCAACATTTGCTGAGTCACCATTACCAAAAGTCCAAGAATATCCAATACAATTTGAAGATTGGTTAATCAAAAAGATTGTATTATCTTCTGTAACAACTGAATCAGAAACAAAATACATATTAAGTGATGGAGTCATTTCAAGTTGTCCGTCACAGTTATTGTCAATTCCATCACACATTTCCATAGCCTGAGGATGTGTATATGGGTCAAAAGGACCACAATCAACATCATCACCCCAACCATCACCGTCACTATCAATAACTGAAGTCAAATCAATTGTATATGTGTTAATTGCTCCAAAGATAACAATACCACCAGTACACTGAGTCATACCCATACAATTGGTTGCACATAGATAAACATAAATGTCACTACCAACCATAGGAACCGATGTTGTGTAAACACCTGATGGGTCGGAAGTCAAAACCAATTCACCAGTTGTTTGGTTCAAAGAATCAATGTACATACCTGTAACGGTATATGGACAATTTACATCACCAATAACGGTCAAGTTGATTGGGAATTGAGAAAACACGTTAAGTGTCAGAATGCCCATAAGAGCGAAAAGAATAGTTTTTAATTTCATAATTATTTTTTTTTAATTTAGACAAAGATAAGGCAAATTAAGTTAATAGTAAAATAAAAAACCCCTCTCTTTTGGAGAAGGGTTAAAATGAACTCGGGCCCAGCGAGCCAATCTTTCAGGAAGCGCCCTTTTTAAAGTTCATTTTTAGTTTTAACAAACCATCTACGCTCTCCGTAGTTGTGGATTTGACAGAGGATAATTTACTCCTCACCTGTTGCGTGGCCACACAGAGCAGGGTCCATCACAGAGTACTTTGGGTCATTTACAACTTATTGGGTAATTACTCCCATAAGCCAAAGTTCCTTTCAATGAGTGCTAACCTCATCTTCTGTATGATTTGTTTTGTGGGAGTAGAAGGACTCGAACCTCCGAAACCTATCGGTGAGACATTTACAGTGTCTTGCAATTGCCGCTATGCGATACTCCCTTATTTCTTTTACAAAGATACAATAAATATTTCAAAAAACAAGAAAAAAATAGTTAGGACAACTGACTTTTGATAAGAGTTCAGATATTTATAATAAAAGGGTATTATGGAATGTAACATTTGTGGTAAAGAAATTAAAAATAATGGGGCACTAATGGTTCATCAAACCACTTGTGAGTATGTTTATAATGTAAAAGAAGAGATTAAGAAATTATATATTGATGAATTATGGTCAATAAAAAGGATAAAAGACAAGTATAATTTAGGTTCACAAACAATTGTGGATTTATTAGGGAATAGTTTAAGGACATCAAGTGAATCAAATAAAATTGCACGTAAATTATTTCCAGAATCATTCAAACATTCTGATGAGACAAAACAAAAAATTAGAGAAATCAGGATTAAGTTTATGAAAGAAAACCCCGAACAAACTGCTTGGAGGACTAAGAATTTATCCTACCCTGAAAAACTATTTTTGGAAAAGGTATATGAATTGTGTTTAGATAAAAAATATTCAATAGTTAGAGAATATTCTGTATTCCCCTACTTTATAGATTTCGCGTTTGTTAATGAAAAGGTTGCGGTTGAGATTGATGGGTCTCAACATTTATTACCTGAAAGAAAAGAAAGGGATGATAAAAAAGATGAGTTATTAAAGGAAGATGGTTGGTTTATCTTACGTGTTAGTGAAAACGAAGTTAAAACAAATATCAAATCAGTATTCAACACAATAATCTCAATAATTAATGATAGACCAAAAATACAATCTATGAAACTTGGGGTAGTAAAGTTCCCAAAGAAAAGACAGAAAAAAGAAAGAGAATCTTGTGGTTTAACAAAAGGTGAAATTGAGAGGTCAATTAAACAGAGAAGAGTTACTCGTCCTCCTTATCAAGAGTTGATTGATTTAGTTAAAACGAATGGATATAGTAAAACAGGAAGAATGTTTGGAGTTTCTGACAACTCAATCCGAAAGTGGATTAAATCTTATGAGAAGGATTTGTAGCCCGTGGCGGTAACGCTCCGCCGTCTCTGCCGTGAAAGGGCAGTGTACTTACTTCTATACGAACGGGCCAAATAAAAAAAGATAGCCTATAGTGTCCACATTTCTCACTATAAGAAGTAACGACCAGTCAAGTTGTGAATCTTACTTTATGTTGCCTGCAACAGGTGAAACTTACTTCTATCTTTTGGAAGCAGGAGCAAGATTCGAACTTGCGACCTTGACCTTATGAGAGTCACGAGATAGACCATCTTCTCCATCCTGCTTTATAATATTTTGTTTTTCAATTCAGTCGTTTCCGAATTGTTTGACAAAGGTAAGATATAAATACTCCCGTGTCAAGAAAAATCTTATTTATTTTTAACCATTAGTTCTTTAGCATTCTACTTCCAGTTCCCACAAATGTGGCACGAAATTGTATCTAATTTAACCCTACGTGACCTGTACGGGTACTAAAGTTTACTAATAGTTTGTAGTCAGGACAGGATTTGAACCTGCAATCTTCCTTGTTAGGAGCTTTGCCAATTAAGTTACCTGACTATGTTGCCAGTCTTTCCTGGCCGTCTCCTTGCTCCACAGGTATGAACCCGTATTGCCCTTGGTTGGTTTGTACTCAGAGAAGGACTTGCACCTTCATGTCATTTCTGACTCGGATAGTTACCCTAGCGTCTGTCTATCGGACTAATGCATTCGTCTCGCTTCCGCCACCTGAGTATTCTTTTATTCCTTCACGTATTTCATCATCTCTTGCATCTTGGTAATCAAAAACTCCATTTCATCTTTGTTAAGATACAAACGAGGACTACTACTACCATCCCACTCCTTAGTTTCAACAATAATCCCGTCGAATGTTTCTGTTGGGTAAACTTCAACTTTTTGTTCTTCAGTACTAATCTCCACTTTGTGCCAAACTTTGTTTTTCATATCGTTTAATTATTTCTACAAATATAAATTGAAATTTTCAATTATCAAAATTTAAAAGGGTCCCAATTTGCAATTCTCCAATCAAGTTGAAGTTCTTTTCTAACTTGTTTTTTCTTCTTTCGTGGAAGATTACGGGATTCACGGAACTTTCGTTTGATAGATTCTTTCCATTGTTCACGATTGTTCTCATAAATGAACATCTCGTCCATTGCTGTTTGTAAGAAAAAACCTAACCCGCCACCTAAAAAGTTATTCATATATTTTTTTATTTATTGGTTTCTATTTCTTCAATTCGGTCACTAATGTATTCATAATACTCTGAAAGAGAATCTCTAAGTCCATTTAGTTGCTCAATTCTCTTTTCACAACCATAATATGTGTCAAGGTCTCTCCAAAAGATTCCTTTTCCACGAGACTTATCTTGTAACTGACGTGTTTCTTTAAGGATTTTATCAACAAGAATGAATTGGTCTCTAACATCATTTTTCTTGTCAATCAACTGGTCAAATTCTGATTTTACTTTCATAGGACAAAGATAATATAAAGTTTTCAGTTACACAAAATTTTTACAAATTTCTTTTTCATTACTTGTGTCCCATAGTTTTGGATTCACCATATGACAAGTGTGTTTTCTACCAGTCCTTTCAGTAAATTCTCTTAACTTTCTATTGTGGTTGTTATCAACCTTATACGGACATTCTTTACAACAAGACATAATGGGAAAAATTTTGAGGTCGGGGTCAGATTCGAACTGACGTGTGACTTTCGTCAAACGGTTTTGCAGACCGCTCTTTTCAACCACTCAAGCACCCGACCTTGTTTGTGAATACAAAGATAAAGCAAAAATCTTAACGAATCAAAACAATATGACCTTTTTGTGTGTGACCAATCCCTCTATCGTCCCTATAAGTCATAACCCAGTTATAAACTCCATTCGGACAAAAATATCCTGTTCCATCATTTCCATTCCAAGTTTGAGTTATTGATTTGATTTCATACACAACCATACCATCTTTATTGAATATTTTCATATGTGGTTCATATATTGATTCACCAACAATTTTAAATGCATCATTGTACCCATCACCATTTGGTGTGAATGATATTGGAACAAATAATCTGTGACATGCTTCAACATCAATTAATATATAACCGAGTTCACTTTCACATCCAATGGTGTCCGTCCCATAAACTGTTATTGTATGTAACATTGTTGTATCATACCAATTCTGATATAATTCAAAATCAGTATCTTCTTGTAAGATACCATCAACATGCCAAGTATATTCAACACCAACTTCTTCATTTACATAATAAAATTGTTCAGGTGAATTTTGACATAAATCAATATCTAGTAATGTCGTATAAATTATTGGTGATGTAAATGGTTCTCTAACAAACACTTCAACAGAATCTGCAACAGGACATCCGTGTATGTTGACAAAATAAGTTGGGTGATAGGTTCCTGAATTATAACCTGTGAATGTATTACCAACCAAATTCTCACCGGCCCAAAATCCCCCTGATGGTGACGCAAATAGTTTTGTTGAATCTCCCAAACAAAGACCTGTTCTTGGTTGTCCAAATGTAATCAAGGTATCAACAACCGTAATATCCAAAGTTATTTCATCCCCAACACATCCTTCAGCAGTTGTTTCCTGAACATATAATGTATAAGTTCCAGGCCAAGCTCCCCAATATACATCCGCAACATTTGAACCATTTTGGTCAATACCAAAATATCCACCATTAGCACTCCATTCATATGTTGACCCAGGTGTATTAACGACTGAATATTGTTGCATAAGTCCAACACAAACTGAATCCGTCACATAAGTTATTGGTGACGTATCAACATCTCCTCCTGCGATTGCCCCATTGAATACCTGAAATGGTCCATCAAAACAAGATTCATTTCCCCAACTTCCCATCGTTCCGTCAGCATAAGGTGTAACTTCAATCAATAAAGAAAGTGGGTCACATTGGTCGGATACTTGTAATTGGACACAAAAAGTCCATAAACAATTTGTTCCAAAGTCACCCCAATCATTTCCCGGATTTCCATCAGTAGGTCCTTGTGGTCCCTCGTAAAAGTAACCCGGTCCAACAGTTAATGTCCCCGCATTATTGGTAACACTTTCCAACCATAACCATCCTTGTGGTGGTGTTGCTCCTCCACAATCATCAGGTGCTGATATAGGTGTATAAGATACCCAACCAGGCCCTAAGTTAATACTAAACCCCTCCAACCAATTTGAACCAAATGAAGTATCCCAACCATTTAAAGTGTAACACATAGTTACAACAGTCCCTGGTTCGTAATTACCATTAACAGGAGCGGGATTTAATGTGAATGACGGTATCCCAGCACATTGTGCAAGTATAAGATTGGGGATTAATAATAGGAGGAAGAATAGGTGTCTCATGCTGATAAATATCAACTAAGACATAAACCAATAATTAATAGTTGTTTAATTTAAGAAGGTCTTAATTGTAATAGAATACTTTTTAACAATTTCGTCAGGTGTCATCTGAGTCATTACAGGATTTGCCGTGTTTGTGAAGACATAACCCGCAATTGGCTTCTTTGTTTTATAGTCATAAACAAGTTTAATACACTCCGTTGGGATGGCAACATTTGTATTAGGTAAGTCCTTATCACCAAATACATTAATACATATAACTAACAACTCTTTATCCTGACTCCACTTTCTAATTTCAGTTTCAACTTTCTTCCAAGGACCTCTATTCATTCTTGGGTGTTGTGGAACACAATTATAATATCTGAATGTTAATTCATCCAAAGTACAATCATAAGCAAAGTCTTCAGCATTTGCCATATGTCCCTTGTCATAACCTGATTTAGAATAATCTTGGTCTGTCGCAGTCTTAAATGACTCGTCGTTTTTAAAATAGAACTTGTCTCTCTTACAATCACCACCTCCGTGATATAACTTATAAGTCACAACCGTAGGATTTACATAATCATATTCAAAGTAAGAAGTGTAGTTTTGTTTTTTAATAACCACATCATAAGATTGGGAAAAAGAAATGGATACCCAAAATGTTAAAAGAACTAATAATATATTTTTCATAATCATAAATATACTATTATGGGATTTGTACCCCCTGAGAGACTCGAACTCTCACTAAAACATCGTTCTAAGCGATGTGCGTCTGCCTATTCCGCCAAGGGGGCAAGTTCCCCACCCTGAGATTATAGGTGAGTAGATATATCGGTTTTCTATTTCTTAAAAACCTGCTGGTCTTACCCGTTAAAAACATCCAACACTACTGGGAGGGATTGTGTCAGTCCCTTTATCCCACGATGTCCCACTCGCGCCGTAGACATTCTGCGGAATCATTCTTTAGGTCTTGATTCGAAGACCGTTGAGTATCTCTTACTCATTACCTTTATCAATCCATTGATTGGTGATAGTGGTCACCATCATCATCTTTTTTTCTTAAAAAAATGTTTCCTTCCGTTATTATCACCCACGTACCCAATAATATAAACAATAGAATCCCAATCATACTTTTTGTTTTTTAATTTTAATTTTTGTAGTCAGGACAGGATTCGAACCTGTATTCAGGGACTTAAAGTAAGTAACCCTCCAAGTTTGTATGGCAACCAATTCCACCACCTGACTATTTTGCCGTCTTTCCGAGCTGTCATCACACTATTATAAGGGTTAGTGAGCGTTTCCCGTTAGTAGTCAGGACAGGATTCGAACCTGTATTAGCTTTTGGTATCGTTGACATTCGGCCAATTTTTGTGTAGTGTCTGCTACTGCTAAGGCAAACCAATTCCGCCACCTGACTATGTTAACTACGAGAGCACGTTGTTCTTTGCATCCTCTTTGATATTTCCCGCGGCTAGTTAGACCGGATAGAGCGTTTCCCTATCAGAAGTTCCCTATGGTTATCATACCATTTCTCATCGTATTGGACATACTATCTGGTGATGAGCCAGACCGTGTAGTCAGGAGAGGATTCGAACCCCCAACAATGCAACCTTTATACTTCTCGCGTCCAAATGGTTATGGACCGTGGTGTTTTCAGGATGTGATGCCGTTTCCACATTACGCATTACCTGACTAATTATTTTACAAATATACTAATTTTATTTCATAATCCCCTTCCCTTTCAGTTAAAAACTTTTTCGCTTCATCAATGGTTGGGTGAGTTCTATACGGAGACCTTGGTAGTAATCCACTTTTTGGTCCGTATATATGAACAGATTTACTACAACTAAAGGTTACAATTTTTTCTTTATTTGTCATACCTTACCCATTTTTTACCTCTTCATCCCAATCTGATACAACAAACTTCAAATCCATCCATCCACCATCTTCATCAATGTATTCAGCTAAGAATCCGCCAGTTGATACAGTCGTCTTTTCCTCAATCGCCATTTTCAAAAGTCGTCTTGCTTCACTTCTTAATTCATATTTTTCAGGTACCTCAAGGCCACCATTACTATTCGCCCATTTCCAATTAAGGAATACCATTACCTTATGAACTTGGTCAAAGTCAAAGTTATCCATTATGTTGTCAAGAGCATCTTGTTGTTTCTGTGTCATATTCTTATCGGTTTGTGATTACAAATATATATCAAAGTTCCTGTCAGTCCAAATTTTATTTTAATTATCTTTTAGTTTGTTCAACAATTTCAATTAACTTGGTAAGACAAGCAAGTTCTGCTTCTTCATAGGTATCAAATTCAGGAGAGTCATCATCTTGTTGATGTTTCCCTCTTTTATCAAGAATCTCGTAATCAAAACTACCTGAACCAGAATTATCATCTTGGTAGTTAGTTGAATGAAATAACTCGTACTTCTCTCTAAACCAACGGAATGCTTGTTGGAAGAGTGGTGCTTCTACTACTTCACCATAAGAAGTTTTAGAACCAAATGATAGTTGTTTATTAAAATAATAACTCAAACATTCTTCATCAAATCCAAGTGCTTTGAGTTTAACCGCCAACTCGTAGGGTACAAATTCCTTTTCCATTTGACAAATATACTGTGATGTTCTTGTTAATCCAAATTTTCTTTTGACTTTTCACTGAAATCCACATCATACATCCCAGCTTCCTCGTCGTGTTTCATTATCCGTATCAATAGTTCCTTCTGTCCTTGTTTTGATACAATCTTATGTGCGTCGTTATCAAAGATACTATCCCATATCATCTGAAATGGATAGATTAATGTTTTCCAAAGTGTTTTCATATTATTTAAGTTTTTCCTCTTTCCTTTGTTTATACGTTTTATTCACTTTATGTAACGACAATTCATTGTTGAATCTTTCAATCTCTTTTTCAGTAATATTGTTCAATCTAAAATTAGCATTACCAATATACTCCTCGGAAATATCAATACCAAAATAATTGTGTCCGAGTAGTCTAGTTGCAACCGCACTTGTTCCGCTCCCCATATAAGGGTCAATCACCAAACAATTTTTCAAATCATCCAAAATTGAATAGATGCACCTTGTCGGTATCTCAATTGGGAATGGTGCCGGGTGATTGAATACTACCGTCTTATCCATCTCAGGTCTAAGTCTCCAAACTGATGTCATCAAAGCGTGTTTTGACATTAGCTCAGCTCCATTATCACCTTTGTTTTTTGGTTTATATAGCCAATATATTCTTTCCTCAACTTGCCAAAATCTCCATCCTCTAATGTTAGCAGCAATATTACGGTCCCAAACAATCTCTTGTTTTACCACCCAATCAGTTTTTTTCAACCAATCAATCGGATGGAACATTTCACCTTTATCCCATCTAATTTTATGATTATAGAAAAATGAACCACCAGGTTTTATAGTTCTATATAGTTCATTTAGTATTTCAATTTGTTCAACTTGGTAATCAGATTCATCAGAATTATCAGTAATATCCGAATACTTAATATCCTTTACCAACACCCCTTTCCTATTCTTTTGTTTATTGTATGGTGGTGAAGTAACACCTAAGTCAAAACTATTATCAGGTATTTGTTTTAAAGTTTCAAGAACATCCCCTAAAACTATTTCATTAATTAGATTCATATTTAAGTATAAAGGAATAAAAAGGTTTAGTGAATTTGTTCTCAAATGTTTTAAACTCAGGAGACAAATATTCAATTTTTAAACTATCAGAAGTGTTAAAATGCTTATAACTAAATTTAACACTTCTAACATATCTACTGCTAACATCACCATCAGGTAAATGTTTAGTTAATTGTCTTTCAATCTCAGTTACAAAATCATTTGAATTGTAATCAAAACTAATAACAAATAAAACTTTACCGTCTAAAAATCCTGACACCATCATTTTGACGTTGTCATTCTTATATTTTTTATGTCTCGCCCAAGTAAAATCACTAAAATTACCAGACCCATCAAATTTTTTATTAGAGTCTGATGAAATATTCTTAGGTTTAACCTCAATTGGTTCATCATCAGAATCATAACCCAATTTAGTAACACTTTGGTTTTTACCTAATACCCCAAGAGTAACACCCTCTCTAAATGTAGAAGAGTTCTTATCTTTAGACATCTCACCCAATAACTCAAGTAACAACCTTTCTTTAGTGTCACCATCAAGATTTTTAATTTCATCAATTTTCCCAATTGAGTATTTTAATTTTAAATTAGTTGAGTTCATAGAGCAAATATAATAAAAAAATTTGAATTAAAAAAGTTGTCCCTGCTGGATTCGAACCAACATACTCAGAATCAAAATCTGATATCCTGCCATTAGATGAAGGGACAAAATGGAGTGTAGTGGGGCTGCAGTCCCCTGAGGCACCTACACAAGTTATTCCTCTTTTTGCGGCTCCAACGGGATTCGAACCCGTACCACACGGCGTGACAAGCCGGCATTGTTGCCATTCAACCATGGAGCCAAAAAGTGGGTGGAATCAGAGGCCTTCTGTCCACCGAGACCTCGTAGTTGACTTTCGTCAGAGCTTACCGAGACACTAGGAGCGGGTAGTGGGATTCGAACCCACGGTGATTTCTGCTTGGAAGGCAGACGCAATCGGCCACTATGCAACACCCGCTTATAAAAAACCCACTTCGTCAGATTAACGGACTGACTGCCATATCGGAGGTGGGGTTGTCCTGTTAATTCAGGACCTCGTGGGGTGAGTGGGAGTTGAACCACACATCTTCGGTTTTTCAGACCGACGCGAACTGACCACCTGTGCTATCACCCCATATTTCTTTCAAATATTCTCCACCCATTTTTTACGTTAAGAGTGGTTTTACTCTCATTTTTCACAAGTTCCACCCATTTTTTACGTACTTCCGATTAGTGGACCATCCCGGACTCGAACCGGGGACTCATGCGTGCAAAGCAAGTGTGTTAACCGTCTATACCAACAGCCCATTGTTGTCTAAGTGGTAGGATTCGAACCTACGATATCATGGTCCCAAACCATGCGGGTATAACCATCTGCCCGACACCTAGAAATTAAGTTCTCACGGTTGGACTCGAACCAACGACCTTTTGAATATCAGTCAAATGCTCTAAACCACCTGAGCTACGTGAGAATGTTTGAGCCTCCTGTCGGATTCGAACCAACGACATCTTGTTTACAAAACAAGTGCTCTACCAACTGAGCTAAGGAGGCTTGTTGCACGCCTGAGAGGACTCGAACCTCTAACACCTGGTTTTGGAGACCAGTACTCTACCAATTGAGCTACAGACGCATATAAAAATTGGTAGTGGATGGATTTATCAGGAATCTGGGATTCGTATCACTACGACGCTTCACACACCATAATAGAGCAGTTCTAAGTGTGTACCCTTGCGACTCGTCTCTCCACGTCTTCCATCCTACGCATTTTTACTACCAATTGTGACCCCACCGAGATTTGAACTCGGGACTCCCATATTATAAAAGTATGGCGCTCTAAAAACCAACTGAGCTATGAGGTCATTTATTTTTCCCAATATGTCAAAGAACCTTTTTGTAACACCAAAAAAAAACCCCGAACTTTATAGTTCAGGGTCCTTCTTTATATATTTGATGATACGATTACATCTTATTAAGAACCCTGAACTTACGGCAATCCTGCCCCTTAATCGTAAACCACGCTTGGCCCACGTTCATCGGGAGATTACTTACGTTATGTGTTGAGTTCTGTTTCATTGTTTTCTTATTAAATATCAATTGTTTTACAAAAGTACTGCTATTTTTCAGTTATGTCAAGTTTTTTTTAAAAATACTTCAACTTTTCTATTGAAAAGTCTTGGAGTCCGGTGTAATCTGTGAGTTTGTAACGAAGTATGTCAAATATTAATTCAATTATTTCTTGTTGTACTTCTTGCCATGCCTCGTGGTTTGTCCTATCCATTTCTTCAAATGTATATGTTTCACCGTCAGTCATAAGTGTAACCTCACCACCTGGCTCAATATTAATATTGAGTTCTACAAGATAGAAATCATTATAATTATACATTTTATAAATATCAAATTTAAATATGAAATCATAACCTCCAACACCTATGTTATCATCATAATCATTAACATTAATTGGTTTGTTTTCAAATTTTGATATGAATTTTTGTATATAATCATCACCCAAAATTTCTCTAAACACCGGTAGAACCTTTGTGATATCGTTTAATGAATTTTTACTAACCCCTATGTTGTGATAAATGACAGGTGTTAATTTGGGTATTTCTCCTTTCTTTATCTGATGAGCAATGAAAAACTTCATTATATCTCTAATATTTCCAGTATCTTTTTTCATATTCTAATTTCAAAATGAATCATATTATAATCACCTTTAAAAATCTCAATATCATATGTCATTCCATCATTCACTTTCTTCCTGATTGAAAGAAGTCCAATTCCAGCACCACCCTTTTCACTAAATCCTTCCTTATTTAAATTATTGAATATTTTTTCTTTAATTTCATCCTCAGTTGAACTCACGACACATTCTAATCTTTTTTCTAACCCTTCGGTTTTTTCTTTTGAGATTAAATTTCCGGTTTTTATTATATAAGTATCATCCTTAATTAATTGGAAATATGCGAAAGTATTTCCATGTTCATTCTTATCTGAATGGTGGAATACATTTTGTAAAACTTCAACAATTAAAAAACAAATCTTTCTAATTAATGCCGGTTTTTCATCCAATGTATTAACATACTCAACCACACTGTCAATATATTCAGTTGTAATATTTCCTTCGTATGAGAGTAAAGTCTTTTCCATGTGAGGTTCATCAGTGTACTACATAAATATCAAAAAGTTACACTATAAAATAAAAAAAGGGTGTTTCCACCCTCTTTTTTATTTAGACATCACTTCCTTGTTGTAGTAGTCGTCAAACCCTTCCAACATTTCCGTGATTGATTTGGTTCCTTCAGTTTTGATTACTTCATCAATCAATCCAAATTCTTTTGCTTCATCTGATGTATACCATCTGTCTCGTCTTGAGAATTCTAATACTTCATCAAATGACTTTCCACAATTTTCAGCCAACATCTTAAACAAAATGTAATTGTATTTTTCAGCTTCCAATTGGTTAATACGTGTGTCTTGAACATTTCCATGTGTTCCATGACTCACCTGGTGGGTCATCACCTTTGAATAAACAAGGGATGAACGCTTTCCTTTTGTTCCTGATGACAATAATACTGAACCCATTGATGCACACATTCCAATATTGGTTGTTGCAACATCTGACTTAATGTAATTCATCAAATCCACGATTCCGAGTCCACATAGAACTGAACCACCAGGTGAGTTAATATATAATGTAATGTCTCGTTTCTCCACTGAATCCAAGAATAACAATTGTGCTTGGACAATGTCTGACATTCTTTGGTTAACGGGTCCTGATACCCATAAAATTCTTTCTCTCATTAATCTTGAGAAGATGTCAATCTGTGTTGCTCTCATCTCCCTTTCTTCCAACACATAAGGTGTTAAGGAGTTTTCAAAGCTGTCAAGACTTAATGAGGAAATTCCCTCACTCATTGCGAATTTTCTAAATTCTTTTCCGTAATTCATATTGATTGTTTTGTTTTTTTATATACCACAGCGTCAAGTTCCATCCTCAAATCCATCCCAATCTGAATTTTCTCCTTGAGTGTAAACTTATCTCCATACATTTCAAAATAATTTCCGATGAGTCTTTTTGCAGTTGCGTCTTGTAACGGATGGTCAATTGATTTGATAACCGATTTAACCCAACTCAATACGTCCAAATAATGTTTTGATTTTGCCGCCATTGTTTTATTCTTTTTAAAAAGTTAAAGGTCGTCTTCCCTGTCCGTGGGTAATTCACGAGACGACCTTTGGTTAGTAGTATTTTACCATCAGTAGTATTTCCTCGGATATGCCCCAAGAGAGTGGGACCATAGTAACCGTCCACCGAGGACCTATACTCTCACACTCCGTCCTGTCCCTACTCACTTAATCAAATTAGTCATAAGCTTCTCGGTCAAGGCGCTCAGTGTTACCCTCAAGACATCTTCGCCCTGTCACCATAGTTACTTGGTTAACCTCACTCGGAAGAAGAGTGTATATCGTAAGATTGTCTAGTGTTCTTACGACTTGTGGATTACGACACGACTACTTAAAGCCCCTAACCCTTTTAATCCATAACGAGGGTATCTAATTCATTGTTCCCTATCATACTTGGTTGAACTTCCCCAAACCAATTAACACCGATTAAGTAGTGCTATATGTATTTCACGTTCTGTGTAGCCTCCCCCATAGCCTTGGAGCCTTCAAGCCAGGTTCACACTGTCCAACCGCAGATAAACGGTATTGTGGGGTCTTCTTTACAAATTAGTCTACTCCGACTTCGGACATTGCTTCGTCAGCATATTCCATTATAGTATCAGTTTCAACAGATTCAGTTGCCGTGACAAACGCATCTCTCAATTTGTCTTCATCAACGTAAGTGTTAATCTCACGACCATCAACATCAATAGACACAATTTCATCAGAATCAAGTGACCGAAACATTTCATCAAAGATATAATCATTAATTTTGTTTGTGTACTCAACTAAGAAGTTTTCAAGTTGTTCTTTTGTGAATGTGAATTCAGTTTCTTCAACTCCTGCGTCAACTTTTACTTCATTCAATTGTGATTGGATTTCATTAAGACGCTCAATCAACTCAGCGTTTTGATTTTTGTTTTTACCTTTTTTACTCATAATACTCATTTTTTGTGTTTTCATTTCTTTTACAAATATACAACGAATTTTTTATTCCGACAATATGTAGACATTATTTTCATCCAAAATAATTTCACCTTTATATCCAATCTGAATACCCAAACCTTCCATAACAATTTGGAAATTTGTTTCACTCATAATGTTAGCTTTAACTAATTTCTTATATCCCATAATGAAATCCATCAATTCAGGTTCAGAAATAATTCCTTTTTCAATAACTGGTATCATATCGTTTATTTTTTTACAAATGTAATACTTTTTTTTAACCTACCAAAAATTTTAACACTTTTTCTTTAACTCCAACTTGCTTGATACCCTCATTATTCATTGGCGTATGTACAAAGTTATCTAACGCCCATTCGTGTTCAAATTCCATTGAGTAGTGAAGTCCAGTCTTTGCCATATTCAAGTCATCAATAGCAACCCAATGTGTAACTTCAGGATGTTCCTTTAACCAATCTTGAATCTGAATACTTCTTGTTCCTTCCAAATCCCAATTTCGGTGCCAGGTAACTTTCTCACCATCAATGTTGTTTCCTGTGAAATCAATTGGTCGTTTGATGATACCCTGTCTTTCGTAGTAATCACCCATTTCTTCAACTGTACACCAATTTTTCCAATCAGATGAAACAACAATTTCAGCTCCGGTCTGTTCCAAGATTTTGTTCAGTACCTTGATTGCCTTCTTGTCAAAGTTATCAAAACGAGCATCAACTGGCATTGACATAACGTCCTGACTCAACTTCTTTCTCTCCTTTTGTTGTTTCTTAAATCGTGACCCCCAATTACCTGATAAACAGATAACTCCATCGTGGTCAAGTAGTATAATGCGCATTATATTATATGTTTTTCTTTAATATAGTTTTTAATTTCATTCAAATATACATCATCAACATCACTCATCCAAAAATTTCTTTTTTTATTATTTTCACTTTTAGTTAATAACTGTAAATTTCTAAAATCATTAACCACAGATGCTGGTGTATCTTCTTTAAACCACGTTATTGGTATTTTATGGTCAATTTCATACTTAACCCAATCCGAAGATAAAGTTTCTAAGTATTTTTTAAGTTCTTCGGGGGAATATCCTAATAAAACTATTGTTTTATCATCTTTATCTTTTTTTATTTTTTTCAAAGTTTCCTTTAATAGATATCTCCATCGGTGTTTTTCAGGATTTTCCTTTCTACTTTTCTGAGCAGATTTTCTATTATATTCTTTGTGTTTTTCAATATTTTCTTCCCTCCATTTTTTATTTTTTTCACCAACTTTTTCATTATTTTCAGAGTAATATTCTTTATTCTTTTCCCAATTTTCTTTTGATTTTTTCCTGAAGTAATCTTTACCTCTTAAATCATTAAGTTTTTTTGAACACGTCTTACATAATGAACTACCCTTATAAAATTCATTAACCGTTTTTTCAATTCCACACGCTGTAAAATTGACTCGTTTAGTTTTACATATTTTTGTCTCCATATATATAAATATATGTGTAGGTCAAAAAAAATTACTTTTACTTCTTTTTTGAGAATTTCTCTCGGTTTGTTTGCTTCTTTTCGGGTGGGTGTTTGTATTTAATCTCAACTGAGATTGGCCCGTTTTTGAATTTGGTTAAATCATAAGTCCAGATTGTAACCGCTTCATCGTTTTCATAAACTTGTTGGTATTGTTCCTTTTTACTCATAACGG